TCGGTGCCAGGATCGGGATAGAGCGCACCAGCGATCGGCGCCGTGCCCAAGGTCAGCAATCCGCCGTTGACGGTGGCGGTGCCGGTGATCGGCGATCCCGGCGTGATCGTGATGGTGGCCGAGACAAAGGCCGAATCCTCGAAGCTGTGATAGCTGTCCTCGCCCGGCACCGGCACGTCGGGGAACATCTTCTCGATCAGGTAGAGATAGAGATTCGTATCCGGCACCAGCACGTCGGCCGCCCAGTCGTTGCCGAACACGCCCGCGAGCATCTCCTCGAACCAGGCGTTGTCGGACACCTCGAAGGCAATGTCGCCGGTCGAGGCGCCGCCGGTCAGGATCGAGTCGCGGATGTTGCCGCTCGGGTCCAGCTCATTGCTGGTGGTGGTGGTCGACGCAAATGCCAGCGATTCGCTCGTCATGCGTGCGACCAGCATGGAAGGCGTGGCAGGCGGCGCGGGCGGCGCGCCGGTTTCTCGCACCATCGCCAGGCGGACGGTGTCAGCGGATACGGTCATGGTGTTCTCTCCTTCTCAGGCGACGTAGTCGTAGCGGTACAGCAGGTCGGTATAGATCAGCAGCCAGCGCCCGTCGGACTCGGGCGCGGTGGATGCCGGCAGCGGCGCGGTGACGCGCAGGTCGGGCGTGAGCAGCCGCCAGTTGCGGAACACTTCGCGCGCGACGTCGATGCGCACCACGCCGTCCTGCGGCCCGTTGCCGGCGCTGACAGCGCAGTACAGCCGCGCGTAGCCTTCCTCGCGCCAGCAGGCCGGGCGGCCGAGCGAGACGGCGCGGGCGTCGGTGGCGCTGAAGAGAAACGAGTACCAGGCCGGCGGCAGCAGATCGGTGGCGTTCTCGATCGCCTTCGAAAGCGACTCGACCAGCACCTCGGCCGGCAGGCTCGCCGTGAACTTGGCGGCGAAAGCGTTGCGCACGACGCTGGAACTCATGGCTCAGTTCCCCCGCGCGAGGCAGAGCAGGCAAGGCATCGTCGGCCCGACATAGACCGGCGTGACCTGCTCGAGCGTATAGATGCGCTTGATGCTGTCCGGCCCGGTCACCTCGACTGCGTCGAATTGCTGCGGCAGGCGGTACGGCGCCAGGAAATCGTCGCCGCGCAGGGTGAGTTTCACCGGCATCGACTGCATGTCCTGCAGCAGTGGCGTGTCGGCCGCCTCGCGCTGCACCACCACCTTGATGCGGCGCGGCGTCGCATTGTTGTGCTCGTAGAAGTCGCCGGCCGTGCCGTACTGCGCCAGCACGGTATTGGCCAGGACGGCGATGCCGGTGAAGTCGAGTGCCGGCAGTTGCATCGCCTGTCACTCCACCACGACCGTGCGCACCTGGTACTTGTCCAGTATCCAGGTCCAACCCTGCAGGAACGACGGAACCTCGAGTCCCGAGGTGGAGGAGGCTGACGAGGGGGCAGAGGTGGCGTCGAAGCTGATCGACATCGCGCCGAAAAGGGTTACCTGCTTGACCTTGTCGCCACCGCCGAGCACCTGGCCGACATTGGCGGCGTTGGCCTGGTAGTAGCTCGCCGAGAGGTTGAGCAGCGCCAGGTGCAGGTCGGCCGGCACCGGGTCGAAGCCGGCGGTGTAGTCCACCTGGAGCGGCCCCGGCACGCAGAAGCAGCAGCCCCAGCGCCGGCAACCGCAGCCATCAGCCGGGTAGAACATGCCGTCGGCGCGGTCGAGCCAGAAGTCCTCGAGCGCCTGTTCCTCGGTGCCGATCACCACCTTGTCGAGCGAGATCACGGGATAGACCGGCAGCACGACCGAGGCCGCGTAGTCGATGCCGCAGCCTCGTTCCATGTACAGCGGCGTCGGCTCGACCGGCACGCCCAGGTAGCCCTCGACCAGCGCCTGCGTCTCGTCGATGATGGACTGCAGGCGCGCGTCGAGCGCGGGGTCGGGCGGCTCGGCCGGGATACCCAGCTTGGCCTTGAGTTCGTCGACGGTGACGGCGCTCATGTCCGCCCCCCGAAGTGCTGCACCAGCCGCTCGAACAGCCGTTCCTCGAGCGACTCGCCGAGCGCCTTGAGCATCGGCATCAGGTCGGCGGTCGAGGCCACAAGCTTGCCGTCGGCGTTGCGCATCAGCAGCGCCAGCACCGAACCGCGCATCTCGATCGAGTCGAAGCCGGCGCCGTCGCGGCCATCCTTGCCGTCGGAGCCGCGCTCGCCCTTGGCCCCCTTGTCGCCCGGTCGGCCGCGGCCGACCAGCAGTTGCGCACCTTCCGCGGTCCAGGCGAACAGGCCGAAGTCGCGCACGAACAGGTCGCCCGGCCGATAAGTACGCCCTTCGGCCCAGGGTTCCGCCAGGTGAAAGCCGGCCGAGCCGATACGCTGCCAGTCGTCGCTGGCGTAGGGCTCGGCGCTGGTGTCGCGCAGCGCGCGGAAGTACTGCCCGAAGTAGGCCTGCACTACGCTGTCCTGGCGATGGATGCCGGGTGCCCACTGCGGCGCCGCGATGCCGGCACCATCCCCGCCACGTACCTGTTCGCGAAAGGTTGGCATCTCGGCCAGCACCTCGGCGACGACATCGGCGGCCGGTGAACAGCCGTCGATGCCGCTCGCGCCACGCAGGCTGACCAGCCAGTCGGTGCGCGAGCCGTCGAAGCCGTCAGCCACCGCCAGGTCGTAGGCCGAGGCGCCATCCTTCGGCGTCAGCTCGGCAAGTTGCTTGCGCAAGGCCTCGAGGTCGTCGGTCAGTTCGTCGGCAACATTCAGCCGGCGCAGCAGGAGATCCTGCTGGCGGGCCAGCTCGGCGGTTGCCGCATGCCGCATCGCGTCGACCGCCTCGGTGGTGCGCTGTTGCAGGATGACCGAGAGACGATCCTCGACGTCATTGACGGCATCGCGGGCGAGTTCCACCGCACGCTCGGCGCTGACGCAGGCCTGGGTGCGTTCCTCGATCCTTGCCTCGATGACCTGGCGATGGCCGGCGATCGCGCGCTCGATCACTTCCGCGATCACGTCGACGTCCTGGATTCGAATCATGGAAGCAACTCCTTGCCCCGCAAACGCGCCATGAGCGCGTCGGCCAGCTCGGCGGGACTCAGCCCCTTGTCGTCCGCGTTCGTCTCGCCTGCGGCCGATGCGTCCCCTTCCTGCCCGTCTGCCGAGCCGTCGGGAGCGGGCGGCGTGGCCGGCGCCGGTTCGGGCGGCAGCGTGCCGAGCGGCACCATCTGCGCCTGCACATAGACCGTGTCGCCACCCGGCACCGGCGAGAGCCCTTCCTTGGCGCGCGCCTCGTTCGGCTTGTACAGCCCGCCCTGGATGCCCTTGGTGAGGGCCGCGATGCGGCCGGCGAAATCCGTGCGCAGCAGCGCGGTGGTGTCGAAGTCGGTGTACTCGGTGACGGTGTCGAAGGCGAAGAGCTGGTCGAAGGTGCGCTCCACCAGTTCGAGCAGCGCGCCGAGCCCGGTCGAAAGCCAGAAGGAGATCAGCGCTTCCACATTAGTCAAGGTGGCGTGCGACAGGTCGCCGACGATCGGCAGCGGCACCCGGTAGACCCTCGCGATGTCCTCATTCGACATGCGCTGCGCGTCCATCACCTGGGCATCCTCGGAAGTGATCCCCAGCGGCACCCACTTCATGCCGTTGCCGAGGATCGGCACGCCGCCCTGCGCCATCAGCGTCGACTGCGACTTCCAGTTCTCTTGCGCGCGGGCGATCTGCTCTTTATTGAGCGGCTGGTCGCTGACCAGCACGCCGGACGGGCGCGACATGCGCGCGAAAAAGACCGCCTGCGAGCGCGACAGCGCCACATTGGTGCCCAGCGCGAGCGCGGCGGCGGTGGCGGGCGGCTCGCCCAGCAGCGGGTGGCGCGGGCAGTACTGGCGCAGTGCGATCACGTCGCGCGCCGGCACCATGTACTCGACGTCCAGCGGCCCACGGTAATCCGGAATCATCTGGTTCTGCCCGATGGTGTAGAAGATCGAGCCATCCTCGGGACTGACGTAGGGCACGCACGTGCCGCGCGGCGCACGGTGCAGCGAGGTCACCGCGCCCTTGTCGTCGCGCAGCACCAGCGCGCAGCCGGTGCCGTCGAACTGCATCGCGGCCACCAGGTTGAGGATGAAGACCGGCCAGGGTTCGTAGGCGTTCGGCTGGCGGAATACCCGGAACGCCGGCGAGGTGGTGGCGCGCTCGAACTGCCCGCGGGTCGTCTCGCGCAGGTGCCGCGGCCAGCACTGCGCAACCGCGTTGGCGTTGGCCATCACTGCTGCGAAGGCGACGGGCACGCGCCGCGCGCCCCAGTTGCCAACTTCGAGGTTGCGCTGCCAGCCGTCCTCCAGCGGGCCGAGCTCGAAGGCGTTGCCGCGTTCGCCGATGCCGAAGAATGGCCCGCGCCACGCACCCTCCATCCAGCTCTTGGCGCGGGCGAACAGGGATGCCATGGGGTGCGGCCCCCTAGGCCGCGGGCTGTTCGGTAACGCCGGTCGCAGTAAGTCCTGCCACAGTCGCACCCACGAGGTTGATGCCTGCGAGCAGGAATGTCCTTGCGGGCACGTTGATGGCCATTACCCCGCAGAGCTTGCCGTTGATGATGGCCCGCGCCGCGGTGTCTCCCGCCGTGGCCGTCAGCCTGAGCGCATCGCCGTTCTTCAGCTTGGCAATGTCCACCCCGTTGGCGGTACATACGGGAGGATTCGCGGCGGTAAAGGCCGTCACGGCTACCGTCTGCGGCGCGAAGGCCGGCGTGGTCGGAGGCCAACCCCTGGGTTCGCAGCCCTGCACATACTTCAGCCGACCGCTGCTGCCGTCGACATACTGCGCTTGCCCGGCGGCAACAAGCGCAGCGGCGGCGGTGCGCGTGACCCGCACCCAGCGGGTCTGGTTGTTGACTGCCGCAACGTTGCGCCTGTGCACCCAGACGGTCGTGTAGTCAGAAGCCAGCGGCCCGGTCTGCGGCGTCGGTTCTTCCGGCGGCACATCGCGCGGCACATCGCGCGGGGTATCCCGCCGGACAGCGGGAGGATCGCGTTCAGCCTTTGCAGGAACAGGTGCCGGCTGAAAGATGCGCGTTGCCATGATGGCTCCTATCGTGGCGCACTACCACGCGACGGCAGTGATGGTCTGCACCGCGCCCGCGCGCAGCTTCAGCCAGGAGGCATCCCAGACACTGCGGATACCGCCGCTGTAGGTCTGCCAGAAACTGCGTGCCGGAGTTGCCAGCACGCCTGCACCCGCGGCACCGGTCGCAATCGGCAGCACACTGGTGCCGGTCACTGCGTTGGCCGTGAAGGGCATGCCGTCATCCTCGTGAATGGTGGCCTGGTCACTGAAGCTGAATTCAGGATTGCCGCCCACGAAGGCCAACTCGTCAGCATCGACCAGGAACACGACGTCCATCGGAACGTACAGGCTGGTGCGCACCGGGATGTTTGCCAGCGTGTTGCCTGCCATCGTGGGGAATGCGAGGTCGCCGGTGGCGGTTGTGCTCATGGCCACGCCCTGCGCGCGCGCCGGGTGCATCAGCCAGTAGGGATTACGCCCGAGTCCCTGGCTCGCCATGGAGGTGATACGCCCGCGCATGTCGGCCAGGATCTGCTGGCTGTCATTGCCGGTGGACACCGCCGTGTCACCTGCGGGTAAGCCGGACTGAAGCCCGGCGGGACGCATGTTCGTCACTGTCGCGTTGGCATCCAGGAATGCCGTGTCCATCACGCGCGCCGTGTCCTGGCGCATCCAGCGTTGCACCGCCGCTTCGAAGTCGATCTGCGAACGCTGCAGCATCTCCATGGTGAAGGTGCCGATAACGCCCATGTTGTACGGCGGCAGCGTGACCGTCCCCAGCTTGGCCGAGCCGACACGAATCGGGCCGCCCTCTTGACGGAAGCCCGCGCCCATATGGTTGCCTGCGGCCCAGTCATCGATGCGCACCGGGATCTTGATGGGGGCGCCACCCTCGAAGGTGTAACGCTGCATCGGGATCTGCGGAATGATGGCCTCGGTGCCCAGCAGGTCCATGAA